AAAGTTCCGCTTAAACCCACACCAGATATGGAGTGTGAGTGACTTCCGCCACCGCCTGTAGCACCTGAATTTCTACCTTGGCTACCAATAATATCTGCTTTTGGAGCTCCTCCTGGTCTATTAGTGTGAGAGTCAGGGCCATTGGTAACACCAGCGGTTGGTGCAGTGTGAGTGTGACTAGGAAGTTCGGGTGTTGAGAGAGTATGTGAACCTGCTGTTAATGTGCTACTTAAAGAAAGATTTGATATACTAATAGGAGCGGATGGATTGGCTGCTGACTTTGATCCTGTAAAAACAGAACTAAAAGCATCACTTCCTCCTGTTCCTCCTCCTGTACCTGAAACTACCTGTAAACAACACTCTGATAAAGTTGAGTTAGTGTTTGTGGTAAAACCAGTAGGAGCTGCGGTTTGAACAAACATTGCTTCTGTGCCTGCTGCAAATTCTTCAACACCTGTTAGTCCCGCACCATTACCAACAAGAGTGGTTGCTGCGATAACACCATTTGCATTCAGAGTTATATTATCACCAATTTTAATTTGATTTTTTACTGACAAGTTGCCAAAAGAGTTTGCAAAGAGGTCAACTATTTTATTACCTGTGCAATATTGAATTGTATGTGCTCCTTGAGTAATCGCCACCCCGTTCGATCCATGACCAGTAGGAGCAACTGTTAAACTAAAAGCTCCTGAGGTGTTATTAAAAAATATGTAATTAGACTCAACAGCAGGGACAAAAACCGTAATATCTCCTGTTAAAGTTCCAGTAAACTCAATCACTTTGTTTGATGCTTCAGCGGTTGGGTCTGCATTGGCGGTTGTTAAAGTTACATTGGCAGAACCTGCTACAGACTTAGCAAGATAACCTGCATTAAAAGCGTCAACGGTCTCCAAATTTGTGTTTGTGTTATCTCCCCAAGTGTTTGCATTAGCACCCGTGGCCATCAGTTCTAATTTTAATCTATCTGAATAAGTCGATGTCATGTTAATCCTTACTACACACTATAACATTTGCGTGTTTTAGGTCCATTTCAGGAATTGATAAAGAAACAGAAGGAGCACTAGCACTACCAGAAACAGAACCAGATCCTGTAAGTGGGTGAGAGTGACTTCCACCACCCCCTGTAGAAGTAGAACCTACTGTGTTTATACCTTGAGCTGGATTGTTTCCTGGTTGTTTACCACTTCCTGGCCTTACTCCTTGGTATGGATGAGAGTGACTTGAAATTTCTGGAGTGGATAAAGTGTGACTAGAACAAGTTCCTCCACTTACGGTTAAGGGAGATATATCGCAACCAGCAGAACCAGAAGTTGATTTTGAACCACCAAAAACATTGTCAAAAGCATTTGATCCACCTGTTCCAGCGGTTCCCGAAGTTATAATTCTCAATGTTGAATTTGCTAAAGCAGAAGCAGTATTCTGAGTCCATCCTGTTGGAGCAGATGATTGTAAGAAAACCATTTGTGTGCCCGCATCTAAAGTCGTCACTCCATCAAGACCTGCACCATTACCTGTAAAAGATGTTGCGGTGACTTGACCGTTAGCTGCTAAAGAAACATTAGAGTTTACATTAGCTGTTCCTTTGACACTGACAGTGCCTAAAGAATTTGCAAAAAGATCAACAACAGTATCGCCTGTACAATACTGAACTGTGTGTGCTCCTTGTAAAATTGATACTCCGTTTGCACCGTGTCCTGTTGGAGCTACGGTTAACGTAAATGCTCCTGAAGTATTGTTGAAAAAGATATAATTATTTTCAACGGCAGGTATAAAAACTGTAATGTCGCCTGTCAGAGTTCCTGTAAACTCAATTACTTTATTGGAAGCCTCTGCATCGGGATCAGCATTATTTGTTGTAAGTGTTACGTTAGCTGAACCTGCAACAGACTTTGAGAGATATGATGCTCCGAAAGCATCAATTGTTTGTAAATTTGTATTAGTGTTGTTTCCCCAAACGTTAGCGTTTGCACCCGTCTCCATTAACTCTAATTTTAGTCTATCTGAATAAGTTGATGCCATTTATGCTGCTACCTCTGTCCATGTATTACTTGCTCCCGTGACTACATTTGCCCAAGGAGTTGATCTCATATTACCTAAAACCACGGACATTTCAAGACCTGTTGGTTGAACTATAGCACCTGCTGCTGTATTCGCTGTTCCATCATCAAACTGCATTGAGACACCGGTTGTCGCTACGTTGACACCAGTTCCTGTTTGAGTGGTTGCTGTTCCTAAAGTAGTGTTTGCTTGAGCTCCTGTCAGGGTGAAGTTTGCATCACCTGTCATTGCTAAAGTGCCAGTATCGAATGTTGAAGTAACTGCTGTAGGATCTACTTGTGTAAAGATATCAATACTTACAGAACCAACATTCATATCCATGATATCTGCAGGTGCAGATGTTGTAACACTTCCGTCAGCAATAATTGTAGCTAGAGCTAAGCTTGACTGTGATTCCAAACCAGTTACTGAAAGAATTTGATCTGTAGAAAGAGCAACCGATCCTAAGTCGGAAGAAACTTCAATGCCTGTAGCGTTAGCTACGATGCCTGTTCCTGTAAATACACTGACGTTGGATTGACCAAAATCAATTTGTTGTCCTGTTAACGCAACGTTTCTTGTGATGTTATTGTTCCAAGCAAACGATCCCCAGGTACTTCTGCCCCAACCTGCATCGACTGTGGTGACAACAAAAGGAGAAGCACTGTCAACTATGTCCGTAGAACCATCTGCTCCGTCAAAGTGTAATAGAATTAAAGTGTCAGAGTCAGTTGTAAATTCTGTGGTTGTAGGAGTAAAGTTTGACGTATATCTAACAGTTGTTGATATTCTGATTTCATCTAAATATCCATTAACACCTAATCCGCCAGATGCTGATGCACCAATAGTATAGAATGTTGAAGGAATATCTCGATCTTGAGAATCTGTTGCGGTTCCTACTGAACTTCCGTCAATAAAAACTTCATAATCTCTTCCATCTCTGGTGACTGCAATGTGATGAAAGGTATCCACCGACATACCATGAGCAACATCAATTTGTGAAGCTCCACCACCAAACTTAAATACGATGTTGGTGGCACTTACATAAAGAATAGGGGAATCATTTGCTCCTACATTTTCACTCGCATCCCAAATATATTGAAAGCCTGATAGCACATTAAATCTTGCAAAGGTTTCAAAAGTAAAGTCCCCTAAACCAAGAGTATAATCTCTGTTAGATTTTATATAATCGCCAGCTCCATCTAACTCTAACGACGAACCACCAAATTTAAATTGATCTGTTGAAAGAGCTGCATCACCAACAGTATTAAAGGTTTTGGTTTCTGTGTCTAAGGTAAAGCCTAGAGATACACCTGTTGGTTGTACTCCATGACCTTCACCGATGCTGACCGTGCCTGTTTGTGTAGGTGCTTCAACTCCTGTTAAAGGATAGATAGATTCGGCTTCGCCAATTGCTTGACCAACCTCAGCGGGTGCCTCTGAACCTGTTGGTAAAACTCTAGCCGTACCAGTAGAGTTTACATTCTCAATTATTGTGGAGCTAGATACTCCAGTGACAGAAACTGTGATGGAGCTTTGTTGGCCCCAAAAGCCTTCGCCCCAATTATTTTCACCCCAAGCGTCTGCCATGGTAAGGACTCCCTAGGATTAGGAAATCCTTAAAATTGCACTTGTTGCGTCGTTAGTTGGGAACTGAATTGTAAAAGTTCCGTTTGTCGATGTCTTCACACCACCAAAATCTAATACTGCAATCGCTGCATTTGTATTCGCTGATGAAGTGTTGTAAATCAAAGCTGCTTGAGCTGAGATTGTTGCACTGGTAAATGATAAATCATCAAAGTCAACAAAAGCGGTTGATGCTGTTGCGTTCGTTTTGGTTAAGCTGACGTTTGCATTCGCTAGAGTGCCACCGCCTGCTGAATATGAGCCTGAGTCACCGACTTCGTTTGAAGCGGAATAGGCTGTCGTGTTTGCATCCAAAGTAGCAGAATTTGTGTAGAGAGCGAGATTGACTGTATCGCTAGATAAATCATGATCGCCATCTAACAACTGCTGTTTGAATGTTGCACAAACTGCTTGGTTAATTGCCATTTTTAACTACCTCCTGGGTCTACTGATCTTAGAGGGAGTCGTAATACACCATCGGAATACTCGTCCCTACGTTTACGTCCCATCTGCTCTTGTGCATATAGCTGCAGAGCCTGTTGGAACTTCTGCTCGTATAATTGCATATCTTGTGTATTTTTCAAGTAGGAAAACGTTTCACCAAGTACGCCATATAAGAGAACCTCGGGAGCATTATTAGATAAGAATGTAGTAGTATTTGTATTGCTTAATCTCTCGGGAGTTTCGTCATACCACATTTCAATAGTATAAACTTGATCAGGAGTAGGGGCTAAAATTAAATTAGTAGCATCCCAGTTGGCCCAATATTTAGGTTGACCATTAGTAGAACTTCCCGCATCACTACGAGTTACCGAATACTCGTCAATAAATGTTGTATCTCTTTGTTCTAGCCAAGTAATCTCATTATTAGCATCAATTAGCTGTAATCCTCGAGCAAATCGGAAACCTCCTTCTGGTCCCGATACATCTAAAAAAGCGTTATTAGCTGTGCAAGTTGTTGTTGCGTATCTTCTTTGATCATCGCTATCAACTTCTCTTGCTACTTTATTTTCTACATTTGTAATAAAAACATTAATTACGGAATTTGATAGAACATTACTATCCACTTCCGTGTAGTTTCTTACATTGGTTAAAAGTTCAGAATAGTTCATGATATATCCACGGTCACTGTACCAACAGAACTTCTCATTATCAAGTCACCATTTACTTCAGAAGGTTGCATTCCATTACTTGTAAATAAACTTTGGTTAGGATTTCCGACAGGAACAACAATCGGTTCTTGTCTGTCGGGTCTAGCATTTTTCAATGCTTCCGGATCCGCTGCGTGATAAGGGGGATCTAATTGTGGATGTTTCGGTTCAAAACATTCAGGACAAGTAAAGAGCCCATTCCATTCTTTTCGCAGTTCTAAATAAGGATACTGATAGCCACATCGATCACAAATGGCTTGTGAATATTTACCCGATGCAAATGCCATTATTAACCGTTCCTAAAATAATTCTGTGGTACAAGATGCACGGAAGTTCGCTGACCGTCCTCGGTCAATGCTCTTTGTAATTCATCTTCGTAATACAATTTCATTTCTTGTACTCGGCCTGGATTGTGTTTCTGTGCCAAATAAAAAGATAAACCAGAAACCATACAAGGTAAAAATCTGTAAGGAGCATCAGGTGTATTGGTGTAAGCACCTGCATCTTCAATCCTGGCCACATAATAATAATTAATCTGAGTATCGGTTACGCCCGGTGTTTGATACAAACTAATTTCTACATTTGATAAGTTTCTTCTCACATAATATTGAGAAGGTGTTCCTGTCGAACTTTTATTGGGTATCGCTTGATACTCTGATCTTGAAATTTTGTTTAAGGTAGTATCGGTACTACCATTTCGAAAGACTGCTTCTAAGACATCACTACAATCGGCAGGAGCAGTGTAAGTGGTAGTATTGGCTACTAGGTTTTGAGTGTGATTTGTCACCTTCCAAAGATGAACACCTCGATTACCCCATTCGGATAATAAAAGATTCAAACTTCTTCTCGCTGATTTTAAATCATAACCTGTTCGGACTTGTTTACCAATTCGCTCAAACGACTCCTCGATAACATCATCAATGTTAAGATTAAAATCTGTTGTTCCTGAAGTAGCCATACTAAATTACTTTTTTTTGTTTGCCATACCGCCGCCACGCTTTTTCATCATGCCACCGCCACGCTTTTTAACAACAGACTTCTTCTTAGCCATACCGCCAGATTTAAGTCCCATTGCCATTTTTTTTCTAGGAGAAACATCTCCGCCCATCATCATTTTTTTCGCAGCCATACCGCCGCCTCTTTTTTTGATGACTTGTTTTTTCTTACCCATCATGATAGTTACCTCTTTTTATTTAGTTGTTCATACGTACGTTGCCTCTCGGCTACTACTTCTTCGTAGTATTCCTTCGGCCATTTCTCATAATAGCCTATCTTATGGAGTTTGCAACTTGCTTCATAGAGTTGTTTAAACTTCTGTATCAGCATCATGGAATACTGTAATTCAGAATGTTCCACGGGTTCTTCGGTAGGATCACAAAGAAAGGCTTCGCTATCGGGATCAGCCGGTGTTTCAGGGTGAAAGCCCATAAAATAGACATCTCGTCGATTATAGGTTTTGTTGTAAAAATCTATCTTTTCTTGAAACTGTTCGGGTGTATATTGTTCAAAAAAGGGATCACAATAGATAATAATATCGTGTTGTTTTTTATTCCAAGATTTAATGACATCGGTTAATTGCTTTTCATACTTGGATTTATCCATCCGAACTTCAATTCGTAATTTATTATCTTTTCTCCATTTAGCTGCAAATGGACAAGCAGGAAATCCGATATGCTTGTTAACTGGTTCTAAAACAGTCTTAGACCAATTGATTACATCAAGCTTTATTTTTTCTGCTTGTTTTTTTCGAGACACCTTGTTGTTTTCTAATACTATCTTTGCCTTTTTTAAATATGGAAGCCACTTTATTTTTTCCCATTACTTTTGCTCGTTGCTCTCCGACAGTGAGGATTTGAATTTTTCTCGCAAAAGGTTTTTTAACTTTTCGCACTTTTGAAACTGTTTTTCTCGCATCAGTTGGAGTAGCAAATTTAATACGAACAGTGTCTTTTGGATTTTCATCTGTATATAACCTTCTACCAGAACCTTTGGGCTTCTTACCAGTGCCCTCTTTAGGATCTCTTTTTTTGTCCATTTTTTTTCTTAATTATTGTTTTTACATTTGTTGGTTTTCCACCAACACCTTGAGCTTTTGATCTTTTTCTTGAAACTGCTGATTGTATTTGACCCTTAGTCATTCTATTAGCTTTTGCTCTTGGGACACACTTAGGATACTTTCTCTTAGCATCTGCTTTTTGTTTTGTTCTACCACACTTAGCAAACCCACCGCCTTTTTTCTTAGAGCCTATGTCGACCCAGTCCTGTTTGAACCACTCTTTAAGACCACTCTTTGCCATTACGTTATCTTGGTAGATTTTCTTTTACTTGACATAACAGCACCACAACCTCTAGCTACTCCGCCTTTATTAAACTTTGAAACTTTTTTACGATCTTGTGATATTTTGTTAAAATCTATTATACCACCATCTGCTTTTCCAGCGGGTTTAGAACCTTTAAAATCTTTTCTCTTCACACCACTAGGATCTTTGATCTTACCAGCACAAATCTTTGATGCATAAGCGTTTGCATACGCTGAAGGGTAGACTTTAAATTTTCGCTTTGCTGCCGCCTTACCTCTTGAACATAGTTTTGTCATTTACAATCACCTCTTCTTCCTTTTTTATATCATGCTCACATATAGCACATTCACACATACAAGTTTCCTCGCAGTGACAAATACATCCACATTTTACACATTGCTCCATCATTGACTCACACTTTATGCAAAGCTTATCACAGCCCTCACACACTTATTTTACTCTACCACCTTTTTTCATATATCCCATTTTGTTTCTTACCTTTGTAGGTAATTTAGCTAAACCTGGGTTTTTCTTTTTGTCTACTTTTTTTAGTTTCTTTTTCATTTTTTTACTCCCTGTAGATACTTCTTTTTGCATTTGTGCTCGTGAGATAGGCATTACATTTCTACTGTTTTAATTAAAAACTCCTCTATCCACATGACTCTGTCGTCCATTTGTATAATCTTTTCTTTTATGACAGCAATATCCTGTTGCATTTTTGCAACACTGTCAGCTTTCTCTTCGACTGCATTAAGTCTTTCTGACCACATACCCCATGTCATAGCTAGAGTAGCTATTAAAACTACATATGGAAGAATTGTTTTCAGATCTAATTTCATACTTTAACCTATCATGAATTTCCTTTTTTGCTAATACTTCTTGTAAACCCTAAATAAATTAAAACTGCACCTAATCCTGTGGCAAGTGCTTCTCCATACTCACCCCAAAAATGACTAGGATGAGAAATTAAATCTGCACAAGTAGTGCAGGCAAAGATAACAAAAGCTAAAACAATTTCATTGTTGTAATATTTTTTTAAAAAAGGAATAAAAGATAAGAGAATAGCAAAAGCTCCTGTAAGAATACCTGTTTTCATTGCTATTAATATATGCTTTGGAGTTAGAGATAATATATTTCCTTGAACCATTAAAACTGCGCAAGGTATTGCAGCTTCATACAATCGTTGACCAAAATGAATTAATCTATCTTCTAGAGTTTTCATTTTAACATCTCCATCTCTTACGTGCTTGTCTTAATCTTGAATTTGGATCTTTTGCTGCTTTAGGAAATTTTTTCATTTGACCAGCAGAACGAGCACAGAAAGATTTTCTTCTTTTTGCAGCTTTACTTCCTGGTTTTACTTTGCCTGTGACTGCGGTCTTCAACTTTGAACCAGGATTGTCTCGTCGATAACGAGCGACACCTGCCTTAGTCATTCCCGCCCCACTTTTTGTGGAGCGGAAATATTTTTTTGTTTTTGGTGGTTGCTTATCAGCCATTATGCACCTGTATAAAATACAGTTACAGAAGCTGTGGTGTTAGCTGTATTAACTGCTAAGTTTGTTTTGAACACAACCCCTTGTTCAGGGATATTCATCGCAACATCAGAAGTAGCTCCAGTCACACTTACGTTGAATTTTTCAACGCCACCATCTGTAAAAGATACAGTAGAAGTATTCGCACCAGGACTAATAATAAATCCTTTGAGTCTAGCTCTTGAAGCATTTACTACAGTCGTTGCATTTGCTGCTACGCCTTTTACCGATACATCACTATCAAAAGCCATGTTCTACTCCTTATGTTAATGGTGTGTCACCTAATTTACCGTCGTCTTGAATGTGATAATAAATCACTCCACTTAATGTTCCACCTGTAGGTGCGGAATCTCCGACAGTTGCTGTCACAACAGCTTTTTCAGTTAACGCAGTTTGGTTGTCTATAAGTGTACCAGCTTGACCAGAAGCTAAGTCCTGTCTTGCATTGATGTCACTTCTAAGGTTATCACCTAATCCATCAGTATCAGTAATTGTTGAACCACCATCATAATCCGCAATACCTAAATCGATTGTTGGACTTGATCCACCTGTCGCTGCTCCTACTGTTAATACCATATCAACAATAGCATTTTCAGGGAGAACTACTGCTCTTGTATCTGTTGAAGATACTTGAACGTTTGCTGTAGATGCAGCAGCGTTTGATACATAGAATTGAGCAACCATAGGAACTGATCCTGCATAAGCTACTCTTGATTGATCGCCACCGTTACTTCTTAAGAAACTGGCGAATGTTGTTTTGTTTGCCATATTAAAACCTCCTCGGTTGTATAGACCTAGTTACACAATCTCTATACCGTCTGCCTAGCTCAGTTTGTGTAACTTGTTATGCTAGATACTTATTTATACCATAAAAAAAGGGGCATTAAAGCCCCTTTTAATATTAGTTATGTTTTAATGCTTATGCACCAGATGTACCGAATACACAACGTGGATCAGAGAAACCAAATGAGTATCTCTCTCTAGCTTTGTATCGGATATTACCTGTGTCAAAGTCACCTTCCATCACTGTCTTTAACGGAGTTCTTGTGAAGTGTTTGAATCCGTTAGGAGCATCAGTTTTGATGTAGAAAGCATCAGCGTCAGTTAAGTAGTGGTTAACGACATAGCCTTCAGGAATCATTGACATGTTTCTGATTGCGTTGATGTCGTTATCTGCTGTGCCAACTCTTAAAGTAGAGTTCATTAGTCTGTCAGCAGTGAACTGTAACTGTCTTGGTACGATTAGTTTCATACCTTTGATAGCTGTTCTTAGGCCTCTCTCATCTCTGAAATCAGCGATGTCGATAAGTGCCTGCTCAAGTGATGTTTCGTTCAAGTCAGCGTCTGTTGACAATCTGTTTTGTAAGAAACCACCAGATTGTAATGGGTGTTGTGTATTGATAAGTGATACACCGTCACCACCAGGATTTGATCCTGCAGCGCCAGCAGCAGCAAAAGCGTTGTTAAGAACTGCAGCAGCTTTAACTTGCTTTGTGTTTGCCATTGAACGAGCAAGTGCTCTTGTGTATCTCGCAGCGAGTCTGTCGTAAAGGTTGTCCTCTACAGCTTCCTCGGTGATTGAGAATGCAAGTGCAATTGTATCGTGTGTATAACGAGCTGTGAAAGTTTCGTTTGCTGTATCGAATGCAACACCTTCACCTTCTTGTTTGGTAGGTGCAGTTCCGAAACCTGCTAACATTACTTCTTCTTCAAATGCTCTGTCAGATGACTCAGCATCAAAGATTTCAGCGTGTTCGTTATCGTATCGTGCGTATTCCAAGCCGAACAGAGCGTTCAAACCTGGCTCTAACTCTTTAACGAGTTGACTTCTAGATATAGCCATAGTTTAACCTCCTATATGCCTGCGGTATTAGCACTGTATAAGTGCTTGTTGAACTTAATGACGATGTTAGCGTTGTTAGCAGTTAGATCTGAGTTCTCAGGATCTCCTGAAATACCAACGATTTTAACAGCAGTGTTGGCACCTGTGCCAAAAGTCTCACTGTTTACTTCTGCTTTTGAAGTTCCACTGTGTGTAGAACCAGCAGTGTAAACTAAGTTAGCTGTTTCACCGACATTAGCGTTTGTCATTGCACCAGATACTTGAACTTCAAATAACTGGTTTGGATCGTCTTGGACGAAAGCTTTGATGATACCGTCGTAGCTAGAAGTGTTAGCTGCGTGGTAGTTAGACCATACTGGTTTTCTTGTGTTAACGTCAACGTATTGAACGCCGTTGAAAACACCTACTACTACGTCTGCAACACCATTAGCAACTTCTACTGTACCACCAGCTACCATCTCCACAGGATCTCCCTGGAAGATAGAGGTCGCATAACCGTTAGCAACAAGGTATTGAGTCTGACCGTTTGTTGACGGACCAGAACCTTGCATTCTTACAGCTCTGAAACCAAAAGGGGCGTCTTGATTTGCCATGTTAATACTCCTTTAAAAGTATGTGTTGTTAGTAAGTGTTACGTCTAGGTCTGAAAAAAAATTATTCACTTTTTTTCGAGCCACCGAACGTAACTCTAGTTTGTCGCTCGGGCTTATTGATCGGCATAGAAGGGTGTTGTTCCTTTAGAAGATCGTTGTCAACAGCATCTTGCTGATCACTAGCTAATTGAGAGTAATATTGATCTCTCTCTTGTGCGATCTCTATCGGCACCTTTGCCAATAATAATCCACCAACGGAAACGATACCTTCGTGTTTTCCTTTTGCCTCGGATGGAAAGTCAAAGTCGGGATATTCGTCGGCTCTGACAAGTTCATAACCTTGTCTTTGTCGACCGATAACGTTTTTGTTATCTTCGTATCCTCTAACGTCAGCTCTTATCCAACGAAACTTAAAACCTTCAGGTGGTTCCGGTGTGTCAAGCGAGCTTGGTAGCTGCCAATGTTTTTTGCGTGCTTCTTTATCCCTAGTGGATGCAGATCTCGGTGTCTTATCTACCATAATGTTACCTCCTCTGTAACTTTAGTTTTTCCGACGCATATTGTTCGTTGGAAAGACCAAGTCGTTTTGCGATAGCCGCTTCTGAACTTGACAACTTAACTACGTTGCGTCCTGTGCCTCTGTTTCGATGTGCGCTTGCCACAGTCTGGACGGGCTGTTGGCGTGCGGGTTCTTCGGATGAAGAATCTTGTTGAAACTTATGAGGAAGATTTTCCCTCATACGTTTATCAATCTCACTATAATAGTAATCTGTACGTGGATCAACACCTTGATTAACTAAATCTTCGTGAATTGCGTAAGCAACGTTGGTCATCACCTTGTCAGTGCCAAACCAATCGTTTTCTGCTGCCCAAGCTTCTGCTTTTGGGTCCTTTACAGGTTGTTGTTGTGAAGCTTGAGGTATTTCTACTTCTTTTTCCTGCTTTGGAGCCTTTGCTCTAGCCTCTTGTTGGGCTTTCATTTGCTCATATCGACTTTGTTCTGCACCTAATCGTCCAATTTCTAGTTGTGCATTAGCGACAGCGTCGTAATCCTGGTCTTCCATGGCCTTTTTCAGCTTTGCTTTCGCTGCTTCCATGGAGCCTGTCAATCGACCACCCATCTCGGTCACATAACCACTATTAAGTCTGCCTAATTCTTCTTGAATTTTGTCTCTTTCGGCCTTAATAGCTTGAGCAATTGCTATTGCTTCTTCTTCACGTCGTTTAGATTCACCAAGTTGATAAGCATATTCATCAAATCTCTTCTGAACAGACTTACTATACCTCTGTTTGGAATCTTCTTTTGGTTCCTCTTCGTTTTTTACCTCTTCTTGCTTCGGTTTTTCTTCAACAACAGGCTCTTCCTGTGTCTCATCGACCTCTGCTTCAAAAGTTTTCTTCTCTTGAGGAATCTCAATTGTATTTTCTTCTGTTTCAGGAGCTACTTCATCAGGCTCTACTTCTACAGAATACTCTTGTTTCGCTTTATTACCTGCCTGAGCTTGCAATTCAGCAACTTGTCTATCTACTTCGTTCATGCATATACTCCTAAAATGTCTTCAGGGCTTTGAACTGTCCCTAAAATTTCATCATCATTTAATATTCTGAGTTCGCCACCCTCGATTTTAATTCGAGATCCGGCATATCGTGCAATGATTACCCAATCACCTTTCTTACACCAAGGTCCATGTGGAAATTTATCCTTATCTGCGTAAGCGTCGGGTCCGACTTCTAGAACTAAAGCACATACAGAAGCAACTTGTTGCTCTTCTACAGCTTTGTCAGTTAATAAAACACCACCTTTAGTTTTTCCTACACCTTTGTAAGGAAGAACTACTAATCTCCAACCTGTTGGTTTGGGGACTTTACTAAGGTCGCTCTTTTTATCTTCTTCTTTTTTCTCAGCGGGCTTTATCCCCACTATTTTTTTTTCGTTGGGCATAATCAGCCCCGTTGTCGACTTCATCGTCTACCTCCCATTTGCGAAGCAAATCCCTAACATCTGCATCGAGTTTGCGAAGAGAAGTGAGTTGACCAACTAGGTATTGGTATTTGTCCCAGTTCTCTACGTTTCCGTCTATGATTACAGACTTTACATCGTCTTGTCTAGTCTTTATTAGACGTAAAATTGCTGAATATATATTTACTTCCACTATTTTTTGAATTTCTTGATTGCTAGGTCTGAAACTTTTAGTCCAAAACTTGAAGCGATACTCGCCATCAATGCCCAAATATACCAATCAGGTAGTTCGTCTAAAGCCATAAACCCTTCTTTTAATTTCTGAATCCATTCTGGTTGATTAAAAAAAATAGCGCCAAAAACTATAAGGAGTGGAATTGAGAGAATGATCGTAAACCATTCGTCTCTCCATGATTCTGCCATGTTTTTTTGTGTGGCAATCGCAAAATCAATCTCCCCTTCTGCCATTTTGCGAATATGAGTTTGCTCAGCTTGTGCCATGAGCTTCTTAGTTTCAGTTCGAGTTTTAATAACATCAACTGCTCCTTTAGCGACAGTGCCTAGTAAACCCCAAAGCATTAATTAAATAATTAATCCAAGGACAACAAGAATAAGAACACCCATAATAAACCACTTTAGTTGTTTATTTAATCCGTCC